GCGTGCCCAAGCGCAATGGGCCGGAGAAGGTTGCGAAACCCATGATCTTTCCTCAAGCTGCACCCGCCGTCCTTGAGGGAGGTCTGCCGAGTCAGTCGGCGGGCTGTGTTGAAACCTCGGAACGAGCCTTTGTATCACAGGCGGGGCGGGGCGTCAAGCGTAACTGAACACAAGTCCAGCGGCCTTACCTTTGGAAATTGGCTTACCGGAAGCGAGTGCGCGACGAAGCGTGGGCATCTTTAGCTCGTAGTGCTCAAGCGCGGCGGTCAGACTGCCAAAAACTTGCCCGGAGGTCTGCTCAACGACCTTCTTGCGCATCTTCTCCTTAGACTCTTCAGTGTGGCTGCGCCCTGCCCAGTGCCCGTAGTGTCCCGCTTCTGCGGCAGCGCGAATCTTGGCGCGGCCTTCCGCTGAAACTTTGCGGCCTGGGGCTTTGGGCTTGCCGCGTTGCGCATCACCAATTTTGGCTTTGGTCTCTTCGCTGACGGTTTTACCAAAACGGTAGTGCTCTTTGCCTGCGTGTTTGCCTTTGCGATTAGCGCTGACTTTTGCTTTTGACGCTTCCGTGTGCGGTATTCCAAGGCGGGGAACATACGCATCGACGTTTATGTTGTAGCAGTCTTCTTGCCCAACAACAAGCATCAAGTACGTGTTCTCTATATCAAATGCGGTGCGGTCAGGCGGAACCTCCTCAAGCACTTCAAACACAAACATCTCTTCACCGTATTTGTTCCACGCAGCTTGTAAACGCGGGTTCTTGTGTTCGTTACGACGTAGCGCGTACTTGTGTTGCCACTCGCGGCGAGCAAAACTCTCGGCGCTTCCGATATAGAAGTTGCCGTTCGCCATGTTGGTGATGCGGTAGATGACGGCCATGTCAGGCTCCTTGGCTGGTAAGCTGCGATACTAAGCTACTGAACGTCTGGGGTCAAGCCTTATTTGGCTTTGTAACGCAAAAGACAACAAAAAAGGCCCCGAAGGGCCTTTTTCTGAGGGTAAACCCTTACGCGCCGGGGCTTGCGAACATGCCGAGCGGGTCCGAGACGCCGAAAGAATAGCGCTCACGGGCCTTGTAGCGCATGTTGCCGGTGTCGAAGTCCGGGTCCATGCTGGTGGACATGCCCACGCGCACGAAGTGCTTCAGGCCGTTGGGAACGTCGGTCTTGAGGAACCATGCGTTCGTGTCGGTCAAGAAGTGGTTCACGGTGTACCCTTCCGGGATCGAACCGTTGCTCTTCAGCGCGTTGATGTCGTTGTCCGTGGTCCCGACGCGCAGAGAGGTCTCCAGCAGGCGGGTGGCAACGAACATCAGGCTCGGCGGAACGATCAGCTTGCGGGGCTTGGCTGCGATCAGCAGGCCGCGCTCGTCCGTCCAACCGGCGATCTGAATGACGGCGGCTTCCAGGGAAGTCTCGTTCAGGTCAGAGCCGGTGGTCGGGCGGTTGCTGTTGGTCCCGCCGCTCGTGAGCGGATGCGCCGTGCTGAACAGAGCCTGACCGTCGCCGTACGTGACGGCGCTGGAGAATCCGCTGTTCAGGATGGCCGCAGCCTTCACTTGCTTCGTGTACGCCATACCCCGGGCGAGGGCCTTGGTGTAGCGCTGCGACAGCGAGTCGTACAGGTTGTCTTCCATCGCCTCTTCGGTGATGGCGAAACCCATAGCGATGGTCTCGTGGTTGTAGCGCGCCGTCCAAGCCTCTTGGGCGTTGTCGTAGCGAATGGCCGAACCTTCGTTCTTGACCGGTGCAGCGCTGAAGCCGGAGAGCTTGGTCTCCTCTTCAAACGAACGCTCGGAACTCTCCTGTTCGTAGATTTCCTTGTGTTCTTCGCCGTAGCGCTTGTACTCCATGCCGAACAGAGCGTTCAGGCCAGGGAGCAGTTCCTTGAGAAGTTGGGCACGAGAGATTGCCATGTGAATGCTCCTTTAGGCAGTCGCGCTGCTGTAGTAGCCGTGGATCAGCAGGTTGACCTTCACCAGCACCTCGGGATACTGCGTGAAAACGATGGTCGAAGCTGCCGGGATTGCCGTCACGCCGCCAGGAACCGCGATGGCCGCATTGAGCGTCACCGAGGTCGCCCCAGCCGACGCGGCGGTTGCCACGAAGGACGAGGTCTCGATGATTTGCCCGTTTGCAGCGACATACGCCACGCTGGTGCCGACCGGGATCGCCGCAGGCAGGCCCGTACCCGTGAGGGTGATGGTGGTGCCAGACGAAGAGCCCGAAGCCGAGACAGAGATTGCGGTCTCATCGACCACGCCCACGCAGCGCACCGGCAGGATCGTGGACACCGGGGTAGCCGTGGGGGCCAGCACGGCGTTGGCCGAGTTGCCCGTGGCGGTGGAGCCAGTGTTGTTGACCATGCTCAGGTTGGTGCCAACCAGCGCCAGCGCGCCCGAGGCAACCGTCGTACCGGACGAGCAGACCACCGCCTTGAAGACGGTATCCGGATCGTCACAGACGACAGCCACCGCGTCACCGGCCAGCGTCGAGGCGGGCCAGTATTGCGAGAAGCGCTTCTGCTTGGTCACCGGGTCGGTGTACGAGCAGCCGAGGAAAATGCCAGTGACTTGGTTCACGCCCGTGCCGGTCGAGACCGACGCACGAGTGATGAAACCGCGAGCCAGCACCACGAAGTCACCGTAGAAGATGTCCGTAGCGTAGGCGTACTGGATCGGCAGGGAGCGGGTGGAGCCCGCAAACACCTGCCCGCCGATCAGATTGACCGGCTGCAAGCCATACGGCTTGTCAACGGTAGGGTATGCCATCGTTTACTCCGAAGATTGGGAACCGCGTCCGAACTTCACCTGAGACTGACGCTCCCGGAAGAGCGGCATACGAGGGTCGTTCTCGCGCATGAACGCATTGTCCACTGACTCCATCTGGCCCTCCGCCTGACGGCGGTAGAACTCATTACGTTGTTCAGCGAACTCCGCAGGGATTTTGCACAGCATCAGACCGCCGACCTGAATGGTGTCAGCGAACCGGCCCTTGATCTCGGAGCCAAAAACCTGCACTTCCGGGTGGTCCGAAGCCTTGACAGGCTCGTACCCTTCGCGCAGTTTGGACGAGATGTTGCTGGGGTCATCTGTGCCGAGCGTGCTGAGACGAATCCACCGATACACGTAACCCGGCTCCGGATTGGGGTCGGGCAGCAGCGACGGGGGCATCCACTTCTTGGGCCTTTCGGCCTTTGCGCGGGTATCAAACTCACGAGGGACGCGGGTGTTCTCAGCCATTTTCTTTCCTCATCTGTTCCGCCACAGACCGAGCGTAGGCTTCCAGGGGAACCCCAAGCCGCTTGGCGATGGACACTTGTGATTGGGTCAGCACGATTTTCTTGGGGGCAGTGCTACGGGTTGCCGGGGCGACTACGTTGGTCGGCTTGCGGGCGGAGGGAAACGCTTCCGGGAACCGCTTACGGACACGAGCATTGATGCTCTCGTAGTATTGATCGCTGGTCGGGTCAACTCCGTTCTCAACAAGGTCTTGATGAATTGCCAGCGCCGTTGCCGTCATCTCTCGGTTCTTCCCAAACCACGGATTGGCGTCTTGCCACGCACGGGCTTTGGAATCGACCTGAGGAGCAGGCTCCGGAGGTGGTGGAGCGGGTTGTACCACAGGTTCCGGCGCTTTTGCAACAGCGGGCTTGAAATTGTTTACCCGCTCGGCCTTGTGGACCGCTTTGGCGAGTTCCTCTTGCGCCGCCACGATACTGTCCGTATCGAACGCCTCATGCGCCTCCTTGAGCCTGCGCTTGGCGTCTTCCACCTCGGTGGCAACGACGCGCTTGGCCTGCTCAAGCAAAGCCTGCTGGCCCTGACCCAAACTGCCTTGGAGTTTCTTGTTCTCCTCGATCAGGGATTGGGCAAGGCGCAGCGCCTCATCCTTCTCGCGCTGCGCGGCTTCCTTAGCGCGGCGCTCGTCGTGGTATCCCTTGGAGAAGTGCTTGATGCGCTTCTTGACCCCTTCGGAATACTGCGCCAACTCATCGTCGGTCACTTCCGCAGGGGGCTCCTTCATGGGCTCGCGCCCACGATCTTGCTCAGGAGTGTCGTCTACGACCTCGATCTCGGTCTCGCCCTCGATCTCAATCTCGATGTCTTGGGGCTTTTCCTTCTCGACCTCGTCCGGGAACTTGAATTCAGCCATTGAGCTTCTCCTTCAGTGCATAACCCATCAGCGGCCACACCCTGTTGACCGCGTTGGCGCGAGCGATCTTGCGGCCAATCTCGGCGTCGAAGTTCTCCGGGCTGGCGCACGCGCTCTCGCCCGTGACGGTGAAGCCGTTCTTCAACACGAGCACGCAGAAGGTCAGGAGGTGCAGCGGGCTGTTGGTGGTCAGCATGGGCACACTGTCCGCGTCTTCTGCGCAGACAGCCACGCCAGCTAAGCCTTGCGCCGCCGTGAAGTAGTGCTCGCTGGCGATGTTGGCCTCGATGTCCTGGGGCGTGACGCGGGGGGCGGTCAGGCCCTTGGCTCGGATTTCTTGCTCGATTGCACCGTCGTCGGTGCGGGGGGATTGAACGTTGAACATGAATTACTCCTTAAGCGCGCTTGATACCACGCGGGTCTTGGACCACCGCTTCGACCGAATCATCGTTGATGATGCGGAATTCCTGCCCGTGAATCTTCAGGCGGGTTCCGGTATTGGGGCGCACCAACACAAAGTCTCCAACCTTGCAAGACGGGCCTGATGGGAATCGGATGGGGTCTTTGTATGCGTCCGGACCCAACTTCATCACGAACAGCACGGGCGACAGCACCTCTTCGTAATGCACGGTCTGACCGGCTTTTACGAGACCGCTCTCGTATTCCTCTTCCGCACGCGGGAGCACGCACAGAATGTTGTATGACACAGGATCGGGCACTTGTTTGGCCCTTTCTGCGTCCGTTGCGGGGAGCGTAGATACGCTATCCCCATCGCTCAGGAGTAGTTCACTCATCGTTTTCCTCTCGCAGGGGGTGGAATGGGGCACCCCCGAAACCCCGTCTTCAGTCTTCCTGCTCCAGTTTCTTCTGAAGGTCAATGATTTGGTTGTAGGAGAAGGATAGTCCTCGCACCTCTCCGCACATACCTCGGTATTCCTCGAAGCTCTTTGCCGCACCTGACATAAGTGTTTGCGTAAGAACATCGCGGCGCTCTTCGATTTCTTTCAGAACCCGGTCGAAAACGGTTGCCATTTATTGCTCCTTGGGCTGCGCAGGTTGCTGTGTGGCTTTCGCGGCCCGAGCCTCGGCCTGCTGACGCAGCTTCATTCGATGCATCTGCTCCTTGTGGCTCATGTCCTGTTGAGCGCGGGCTTGCTTCTGCGACATCTCCTGCTGCGCACGCGCTGCGCCGATCTGAGGGTCTTCACCCTGCTTACGCTGCGCGTCCAGCGCCAGTCGGGCCTGCTCGATCTGCAACTTGCCCTGCGCGATCTGGAAGTCGCGCTGGCTGTCGGCCTCCTTGCGCTTGAGTTCCTCGGCCTTGAGTTGAAGCTCGGCCTGCTTGATCTGCATCTCAGGGTTCTGGGCTTGCTGCTGGGCCTGCATCTGCTGGGCCTTCTGCGTATTGCTCTGGAGCAGTTGCTGCCCCGCCTGGGCCACGAGGCGCGAGAGTTGCACCTCGGTCTCCTCGTCCAGTTCTGCATCGGGCGGCGTCATGGGCACGCCAAGCTGCTCCTCGATCTGCTGACGGTACGCAAACGCCATGTGCTCGGCCACGTGCGCCATGATCGCACCCATCATCTGCTGAGCCATCGGCGTCTGCCCAATCATCTGCATGATCATCGGGTCTTGCATCATCGACATGTGCGTGGCGATGTGCGCCGTGTGATCCTGATAGATGAACGCCTTGGTGGGCTTGCCCGTGAGGAAACTCATGTTCTCGCTCACTGGGTCACGCGGCTTCTGGTCGTCATCGATGGGCACGAGCTTGTCCGCGTTCTTGATGCCCAAAACCTCCAGCATCTGCCGGTGCAGTTGGGGGAGGTCGTAAATCTGCGGAGCACCTTGAGCCAGTTGCAGTGCCGCTTGGTACTGCATGATCCGCTGCGCCATCGTGGCCGCGTTGGGATCGGACACGGGGATGACCTCCACCATGTCGTAGTCGGACTGCTTGACGCCCGGATCGCCGCCCTCTGGGGTGTACGAGTAGAACTCCGGTGTGAAGTCCCGGATGATCGCCTTGAGGAGCTTGAACTCCATCCGCAGGCTGGCGTGTACACGCGCCTGCACTGCCGACATCGTCTTGAGTTGCCGCTCAAGGATGGCAAGCGTGGTGCCCACCGGAGCCTGCGCCGACATGTCGGAGACCTTCAGGTCGGCAATCGCGGCAAGCCTGCGCCCTTCCTCCGTGATGCGCTCCAGCAAAGCGGCCAGGACTTGGCTCGGCTCCTTGTACGGCAGGGGCATGATGTTGTCCCTGACCGAGCCTGACCCGACATCCACATCCCTGAACTCGCCCGGGGCGATCGGCGTGTCGTCGCCCTTGATCCGCAGGCCACGGGTCTTCAGACCGCCAGGGAGGTTGCTCAGAGTGCCCGCATCGACCAGTTGACGGATGATCGACGTTCCTGCACGGGCGTAGCCGCCGATCAGGTGGATGTAGCCCAGACCATACGCACCGAAGCCGGGGATGTACGTGTACTGAACGAAGTGCTGGCGCTTGAGACGCCTGGGGTCGTCTTTGTTCCAGTTCCTGCGAACGGCCAAAACCTTCTGCGTTCCCCTGTCGATGGTGATGACGTAAGGCAGCGCTACCCCATCTTCGTCCTCACCCAAGTCCCAGTCTACGTGCGACTCGTAAGCGTAGTACCG